GTTGAATTCTACCAAATCCCCATTAAACTCAACCAATGGAAATATGATATCATATGATAGTGACCTCAACATTCTTAAATGTTGATCAGTTGCTCCACAAGCTGCATGAAAATCCTCAATCAGATCAAAAGCAGCACGCAGGAAATTTGATCTCATTGTGGAATCAAAACCAGAAAAATCACCACATACTATTTGATTCTCACCATACCTGGTAATATAATGATACAAACCATCCCACTCTTTACTTTGTGCCTCCAATCCGGGAGCAGCTTCAAAAATACTTTTGTTTTTTTGAACCACCCTTACAAAGGACAACAATAAACAGCGAACAGGTATGGTAAAATCTAATGGGGCTCCCATAAACACTCGGGTTTTTGAGTTTGAAATTTTCTCCAGAGAAGTGGCTTCATCTTTCAATGAGCCACGATATACTGGAAAAGTTCTCTCGCTCTTATCATAATGCTCCAAACGCCAATTCACTTTATCCATTATTTCATCCACAAAGTTCACTTTATCAGTACCTTGAGGTCCTTCAATAGAATACATGTAATTGGCTTTTGATTTACAGTAAGGAAACCCAGCACTAGTTTTCCTAGGTATAGCATCGACATATTTCAAACCTGGTACACCATTAATAACTGTATCAAAATCCAGAATTTTTATTTCCGATTTATATTCGTCAGAAATAGTCAACCATTTAGCTAAAATATGTTTCTTGACTATCATCAAATCATCCCAAGAAGCAAGAGTGTCAGCACAGACTTGCTTTCTGACATTAATCATCCAAGGCTTTAGACTAGTTGTTATAGGGGGTCCATAAACTAGAGGAAAACCTAACTGCTTCATCGTATCACAAAGAATTGTTTCTTTCACCTTAGACCTTGGTCTATTAGTGGGTCTCACCTGACCATAATACTTAAACGTTCCACAATCAACACATCTCAAGGAAGAACAGGCAGCCATTGGTTTAAGTTCTGGTTCAATACCATCAATACCCAACTGAGGAACAGTGACTCCTACTTCTTTACTCAATGGTAGAGTAGAAACAAATTCATAAGTGAGAGTTATGGAACAAGCTACAGGTGTAGGATTACAAAATGGAAAACATTCCGTGTTTAATAAACTTTCATGTATTCCTAACAGCCTCACTCCCATATCATCAATCCTATACAAAACTGAACCACAATCCCCTGACTCAGTATGCAAACCATCTGTTTTCCAGATTGGAAAATCTTCACAATCTTTCAAAATAGTTTGCAGAGAACTTGGTTCTGAATAATCAGATTCATAACGCTTAATTGAACCATCCTTATTTCTGCAAATCATCTTTATAGGTCCTTTATGCAACGCCTTTTCCTTCACAAACAATTGGGTAATATCCTTACCATTTGCAACTGAGGGAATAGTCAATAAACATAAGTCCTTTTCAGGATACCTCTCAATTTGAGATGGACATAAAGTAAAGTAATGTTGAT